TGAAACGTAAATTTAAATTTTGTGATGTACTACAACGCCATGTGGCTCCACTAGATATGGACGTAATTTTGGAAATTCCACAATGGACAAAGAAGGGAACCCAGTCAATGGATATAACAATGGCTAATGTAGATGTTGCTTTGCGCGAACTGTCATTACATGGACGTGAAAAATTTGATGAATGGATGCCTCGTTTAAGATCAGCTTGTATGAGGAAAAATGTCCCGTATCGATTTTTGCAGTGGGAAGAGTATTATGCTAAAGTGAACGATATTGAACCTGAATGGGAAACATCAAACGAGTGTGATACGAATTGGGTGTTGCAAACAGCTTATAGAAATGAGTTGACAGATGAGTTGGACAAATTTTTACAACAGCGAGTTAAAAATGTGGATCAAATTCAATTTATAAAGAATAGTATCAAAAAGTGTAATCTTGGATCATTTTTTTTCCATAAGAGGTCGAAAACAATATTTCTTGTGTCCAAGAATTGTGAGGATGACGCTTTTAGATCAGCGATAAACATGGTTAAATCTTTTATGAAAATTGATACATGGTGTAAGGAAAATTCAATTTTGAATATGTGTATCAATGTGGGCTCATGTGATTTTGGAAATCAAATGATATATGCAGTCCCAAATATTTTAAAACCGGTAGTGCGTGCTTATTTTCCTTCAGTACGTATACATTTGCACATGTAAATGTGATCTTTTAATTAAACATAAATTTCCTAAGTCAAAGTTAAATTAAATTGCTATTTACATAGGGGCCGCTATTTTTATAGTTACTTCCAGGATGGCCCGAGGCAGCCCCTCATTATCCAGGAACCTTAGGTGCGAAAATATAGATTAGGTAGTCATATTTTCAAAGTTATTTACCTGCTGCAAACAATCAACCAACAATAAACGAAGTTTGTGATGTCGAGCACGAACAAGTTCAAATTATGTCTCTCGACACCCAAGGGATGATTGCGACTAATACATCTGCGTATGAAGCCACATCAACATCTCAGATGCTTAAAATGGCTACAGTCGCTGAACCTAATACGCACACCATTCCTGATTTTTTAAATAGAATGTATCAAATAGATAATTTTCAATGGGCTCTTGCTGATCCAAAAGGTAAGGTGCTTAAAAACTATAGATTTCCAGAGGAATTGCTTAAGAAACCAGCAATTCTCGCCAAGGTTCGTAATTTTGTAGGATTACATGCTGGCGTTCGATTCATTGTTTGGGTTGCGGCGCAACCAGCACAATTGGGAATGCTTAAAGTTTCATATTTACCTAATGCCAAATATAATGAGTATAAAAGCTCAGTTTTTGGAGCATCCTATCCTTTTCAACAACAAACTGCAGAAAGGGATCTGATAGGTTTTGTTTCACGTTCAGGTTCCGCTGCAACTTCATATATTAATTTATGTAATCAACGTCTTTCAGACACAAAAGTTTCATATCAGAATCCCTTTGTTTACTACGATTTATTGAATAATACTGGTACTATTGGTGATTTTCAAATCTCTGTCGCTTCAAAATTAGAAGACATATCTTC